TTTTACTAAATGCCATGATCTTAACGTTTATATATTTTATCTTCTAAGTTATCAACTTGTTTTTCTAATTTATCAATTTCTTTTTGTAGATATTCTATTTTTGTATCAAATTTTTCTACGTCAACTTTAACTTGCTCTGGAAGATTTTTAGCTATTTCTATCTCCTGTTTTAAGTTACTATATGACATAACCCCTGATATAAGAAAACCACCGACTATTAAAATACTTTTAATGTCGAGTTTTATATCTGGTTTTTTATCACCATCTATATCTATACCTACTTTTTTGTCTAAAATTTCTTCCATGTTATTATGTTCCTTTTATAAAATCCCAAATGTGCTTACCGATTAAACTAAATATACCAAAACCTAAAGCATTTCTCCACTTCACAGTTTCTTTTCTAAAATTTGAATTATCTTTAACTTCTGTCCATATACCCTCTTTTGGATCAAAGAGATTGTTCTTTATGAAACGTAAGTCGTCTTTCACCTCATCGTGTGCAGACCTATTATCTTCTTTTATTTTTTCAACTTCAGTAAATATTTGCTCTACTTGATATTCTAATATTCTTAGTATTTCTTTAGTTGTCTGGTTTTTGTTTAGTGCCATATTTTATTATTACTTACTTTTTACTTTTTTTACGCTTTCTTTCCTCTGCTTTTCTCTTTTTTATCTCTTGTTTTACTTTTTCTACCTCTCTATCTGGTATACCCACATCCCAAGCGTTCCAACCTAAAAGTACAGATATTCTTTGCCATGCTGCATTATTTTTATCCATAGCAGCTCTAACGTTATTAACATTTGCTATAACTCTATCAAGAGGAACATTAGTAGTACCTGATACAATATTACCTACAGCTTCATAAGCTGGGTTGTCAATATCAAATCCCATTTCTTTTATAGCATCTCTATTAAATTTATACGTTTGTGTTGCACTGTATACTTTTCTTGCCTTACTACCTATCGGTGGCGATATATTTAATCCTTCAATCATTGTGTAAGCATGATCAGCTCTGTATCCACGTTTTTCTTGCTCTAAAAATTTAATAATCATATTCTTAATTGTAGCTACAGCAGCACCTTGAACACCTAAACCTCTTAATAAACTATCAGCCATGTTGTTTGCTACTCTTACTGCTTTTCTTTTTTCTTTTTCTGACATTTTATCTTCATCATCTTCTTCATCATCATTAAATGCTAATGCAAATACAGCGCTTTGTAACGCATTAAATATCATATTTTGTACAGCACCATAATATATAATCTTTGATATATGTGTTTTCATATCACCTCTACCAGCAACTAAATCCTGTACTGATCTTTTCATTAATCTTGTATACTGCATTGGTGTTACTTGAAAAGCTAACACTAATCTACCTAATGGACCAGCTTGTTGCTGTGAAATCATATCAGGTCTAGCTGACTGCTGCGTTGCTTCTGATATTTCTTGAAAATCTAAAAATGCCTTTTCTTCTGCTCTTTTTTTACTTAAACCTTGTTTTACATAAGTTTCAATTCTATTTCTATAAAACGTAGCACCACCTGATGCAATAGCAAAACTATCAGCTATTCTTGTTGGTGTAAAACCTAATTGTAATAAGTGATTTAAACCAGCTGATATTTTATCTTTACTATCAGCTACTCTTGAAGCAATTTCAGAAGCGTTAACATCTATATCTAACCCAGCTCTTCTTTGTTTTAAAGTTGGGTGATTAAATATATAACTAAAATCTTTCCAATACTGCTTTTGATTAGCTAAAGCTTTAGCAGCTTTAAATGGATTATTATCGTTCCAGTTTACAAAGTTTACAGATGATAACGTCTGTAACACCGCTGATCTCATGTTAAAGAACATTATAGCACCAACAGAGTTGTTAACCCAGTTTTGCCATTTTTGTGTTATTCTATCTTGACCTTGAGATCTGTTTGTTCCATACTCCATCCTATATTTCATGTCATTTAACGCTTCAACAAATTTACTACCGTATATAAGTTCAAGTTTATTTAACCTTTCAGGTGTAAACATTTTTTCATAGTTGTCTAAATACTCTTTTAAATACTCAGATCTTTTAACTTTATTACTTACATCCATCATATCTGTTGATATGTTACCTATCATCCATGAGTTACTTGGAGTTGTATATCCTTCTTCAAGCTTTGTTATTTGACCAGCTTGATCAGCAAACACCTTCATATCTGGATTATTATTTACATGCTTAACTAGAGCTGCTTGATCTGTTTTTGATAAACCAGGTATTGGAATACCGTTTTTATTCCACAGATAAACCCTTATAGCATGTGAATTATTATAACCTTTTACTGGTGATGGCTTTCGTAATGACTTTGTAACATCTGGATAAATTTTCTTTAAATTAGCAAACTCATTAGATATAACCTGTTTAGCTGCATTTAAATCTCTAATACCCCTAGCAAATGGTCTTATTAAAGTATTTTTAACAAACTCAAATTGCTTTTCACCTTTTTTACCTTTACCTATTAGTGTATACATTAGTCCAGTAAAATCTTCAGATGATGGTGCTAAGAAGAAATCTTTTAACCAACTACCTCTTGTTGCTCCAATTTGCTTTGCCTTAGCAACACTAACCGTTGCGTTTCTATTTAAGCCAGTGTTTTCTTCTATAATTTTATCAAACTCTTCATCTATCTTTACAAACTTACTTTCTCTAGCCTGTTGAACATCTCTTTTAACATCAACAACGTCTAAAACACCTTGTACGGCTTTTACGTTAGCATAAACATCATCTGCAAATAAAAAGTTATTATAGCCTTGTGAAGCTTTTTCAATGACGTAATTTGCTTTAGCTTGTGGTGTGCCATTTTCTAAACCAGTAATATTTTCTAATTTAATATCTAAACCAGCGCCCTTTAACCAACTTTGTATAGCTACAGCTGCTGCTTGTGGTCTTGCGGTTAATACAAATATATCTTTGTTACCAAATTTACCTTTTATTTGCTGTGCAATATCAAAAAATGGACCTTTAGTTGCACCTTTAACATTTTCAAACTCACTAAAATCAAATGTGGCACCATCGCGTTGTAGCTGCTCAGATTGTTCCGCAAATTCTAACGCAGTCAATTTATCCGTAGTTCCATCTGGCATACTATATAAAACTTTTTCCTCTGTAATTGCTAACGTTTGATCAAAATCAACTATTGTAATTCCCTTTTCTTGTGCTTTAGGGTCTCTTGCTACTCGCAAAGCTTTGTCTATATTTTGTAGTGTTTTTATCTGCTGTGTGACGCTCATATCTGCGTTTAAGAAATTACTAAAAACTGCAGAATTAACATTTGCGGTTTTCTTTACCTCACTAGCTATTTTTAAATAGCTATCTATATATTTTCTAGCTTGATCTTTTGTTATTTTTTTTGTCTCTATTTCATACGCTAACTGCTGCTGTATTCCTTTTGTTGTGTTGTTTATATAAACACCTTTAACATCAATATTATAATATTGCGCTAAAGTTTGATTTTTATATGTTATTTTATTTAAATCAAAACCATTTCTTATTGCATTAACTTTAGGATGTACATATCTAATTAATGGACTAGGAACATTACTAAAATCTCCAGTCTCTATAGCTTTGTCTAATTCTGTTATAAATTCCGTTGGTAAAACCGTAGTAAAACCAGCATCACTAACTTTTGTATCATCTGTTTTTAATATACGAAGTTGAAAGTAATTATCTTTTATCCAATTAATTCTAGCATTTGTATGTTTGTTTTTTACTATAGTGTCAAGTATAAAATTACTCATCCAACTAGATGGGATAACATGTTCATTGATTTTTGCTCCATTTATTTTACTTTCACCATTTGGTAATGCAATTTGCCTTAGCACATGTCCAGTTGCATCAGCTTGGCCAGCGAAAACGCCAGCAATAAATTTTATGTTACCAGGGTTTTTCTTATACATTTTTTTAAACTGCTTAATCATTATCTCAATACCAGCTGTATTATTATCAGTTTTTCTTTTATACAATCCTTTTGTTAAATCTTGTTTGAACCAAGTGTTAGATTTACTACCAAAAGCACCTTTTAATGCTATAACTTCTTCTGGCTTTAAATTATGATTTTCATTTTTAGCTGCTAATTTTTTTATCTTATCTCTCTCTTGTTTATTAAAAAAGAATTTACCAGATCTTTTAGAGCTTGGACCAAAAGTGTCAGCTAGAATAATACTAGCTGGAAAGTATTTTGGCATTTCATTAATAGACCAGTCTCTCATTAACGCCCTATCTCTTTTAGCGTTAGAATCAAGCGGTAACTGCTTAGCTTTTGTTACTATATCATTCAAACCCTTTATGCCGCTTAAACTTTTTTGCCAAACAACCCTAGATTTACCATCTGATAATTTTTGAGCGGCTTCTCTCATTCCCTCGACTTTAGGTAGGTTTTTTCTTATAGCTTGATTTGTCATTATTTTACCAGTTTCATTCATTAGCGCTGATATAATTCCAGACTGTTGCGTTTGATTAGTTACTTTCATAACTTGCCCTGGTATAATTCCAAATTCTTTTAAAAATTGCTTTTGATTAAATGGTTTTTTCTTTAAAACAAATGAACCTTGTTTACTTCTACCTAAAGCTGCTTCTTTTCTTTTTCCAGTTTTTTCATAAAACTTATCTAATAATAACTTCCTAACGCCAGTTGCTTTACCTTGAGTAGTTAAGTTGTTAGGTAATAAGCCGTGTAATAACTCAGGGTTTTTTCTTATAAATGTTCTTGCCGCAATTACATCAGATTTTTTTAATGATTTGTTAGGATCCATATATTGATAAGGATCAACTCCAAACAGCTCAGCTGTTAATGCAGGTGCTATATCTTTAGCTGACTTATAATCTTTTGGTACTTTAAAATCCGCACCTAACATCAGATTAGCAACAGCAACATCAATACCATCAAAATTAAATTCTTTAGATAATACCTTTTCTGTAACCTTCTCTCTTTTCCTCGTAGGTACCTTGTCTACTTTACCAGTGATGTCTTCAGTATCCACCACCTCACGCGCTTGCTCAGCTTGTAAACTACCCGTGACCGCACCTTTCATATCTAAACCTGCCGCTTCATAAACTTGTTGTCTTCTTTTACTAAAAATATTTTGTAAGTATGTACTAAATTTAGTTGATCCATCGTATGTATTTATTATACCTCTACCACCCTCAGCACCTAACAATTCAGCCGTAATAGCACTATCAATTTCTGCTTGAGTTACTGTACCTTTAGCAAGATTAAACCCTAAAGCTTTATATATTATAGGGTTGTTTTCTATGATTGATTGTATTGCTTGCCCTTTATCTCTATCAGTTGTTTGTTCAGATTTTATTGTTTCTAATAAAGTATTGTTTATATCATCTTGCATAGATTTTTGTTCTCTCGCTGGTATATCTCTATTTGCTGGATTAAATAATTTATCAGAACTGATAACTGGGCCTTTACCCTTCCATTCATTAAATTTTTTAACAAATTCTAAAGCTGAATCTCCACTTTGTAAACCTTTAACATCAAAACCTGGCATTTGTTTATTTACTAAACCGCCAAATAGATTACCAATTTTGCTCCAAGTGCTAGTTTGTTCTAAATTTAAATCTGTCCCTTTAGCGACCGCGACGACATCGGATAGTGCTGCTAAATATTCCTCGTTTTGTATTCTAATTGATTGATCTGAATAATCTCTACCTTTCAAAACAGCATTAACAGTTTCCGCCGCTTGTTTTAAAGCTGGATCAGTAGAGTTATTTAATTCTGTTTTAATATTATTTACAGTTTGTTGAACTGTTGTATCATCCATGCCAGATAATAATAAGTGTGTAGCTTCATGATGTATAACATTTTTAGCAAACGCATCACCTTTTCTAATATTTTCAGCAACTCTTTCATTTATAAAAAATGCGTTATCAATGCCATTCTCTGTAATTACAACGCCATTTGAATCACCATCAAGAAAATTTTGATAGTCTTTAGGTATTGTTTTACCTTTAAATTTATTTGTTATAAATTCTTTAAAGTCTTTTTTAGTTTTAAAACTTTTAGCATTTTTGTTTTTAAATTCTCCTTCTTTACTTTCATTTATATTTTTAATTATAGCTTGCCCAGTTGTGTTATAATCAAGTATATCAACTTCTTTTTTATTTGAGTTTTCAAGTTCAGTAATTTTATCAATTGACGCTTGAATATCTACCTCAGCTTGTTGCTGTGCGTTTGTTGGCCTACCTTTTTGATTAGATTTTTTAGTTAATTTTTCTAACTCTTGTAATCTAGTATTTTCTGCTTCTATTTGAAGTTGATTATCAAAAACCATTTCTTTAGCCTTTGGATCAAGTTTTTTGTACTTAGTATTTTGTGAGAAGTCCATAGCGGCATCAAGTTCTTTATAAGCTGCCTCTTGTAACTTAGGATCCATTAATTTAATTTTTGCTTCTTGTTGCTTGTAATAATGTTCTAACGCCTTAGGATCATTACTTTTTATTATACTACCAATAGTATTTTTTGTTGTACCAATCGCTGTAGCACCCTGTGTTATACCACCACCAGTTACAATAGCTTGAACAAATGATTCTGATATTTGTCTATTGTTTTTCATGGCCCTACCTACAAATCCTGAAAATCCATCTTTAGAGAATTCATCTTCCAAAGACTGCCCTACAGTTGTCATTGATGTTATTTCCTGTAATGCTTCTGCTATACCATCAACACCTAATGTGGTAGCAGTTCCAACCGCTCCAGCACCAACTTTCTTTAAACCTTTTTTATATTGACTTCTAATTAGATTTTTTATTAACCCCTTACCACCTTCCGCAAATCCTTTTACTGCTTTCAAACCAACGAACGTATTACCAACTAAATCTATAGCTGTGTTAATACCACCAGTTGCTAAAGCTGTATTTATATCAGCTTCACCATCATCAACGACAGCCATCATGTGTTTACCTTGCTCTTCTACAGACAACGCATTAAACTTTTCTTCGGCTTTTGGATCATCTGGAAAAGCTCTTTCTGCTGCTTTTCCCGTTACTATATCATTATAAGCCCCAACAGACTCTTGAAACATGGTATTACCACCAAGCGTAACAAAACTCAGTAAAAATTGACCACCTTGCGTAATAAAAGCATCTGCAACTTCTTTAGCATCTGTATCAAATATTGGCCCTGATCCTATATTTCTAATATCAAAATCTTTTGCTAGTAACTCAGCGGATCCTAATTCTTCAACTATTTTTTGATATTTTTTTGATTTAGTTAGTTCTTCTAAAAATTCAAGTTGATTTTTTACTTTTAACTGGTTTACATTTTTTTTAGCATCTTTTAGTGAAACTTTATTCCTAATGCTTGCTGTCATGCCACGACTAATTTCGCCCGTTTTTGGATTTTGATATACCATACCATCTTCACCTAATTCATCGGTTTTAAGATCAATATTAGTTAGGTATTCATTATGCGCTTCCATTTGTTTTGCATCTATAATATTCATCATACCAAACCAATTTCCCTGCTGCTGTTTTAAAAACTTCCATCCACTTTGACCCATACTTGCTAATAAACCATCACCCTCTAACCAGTCAGGTAAAATTTCATTTCTTTTTTCTTCAGCTGTTTTACTTTCAATACCTTTAGCATATCTTTGATTCACAACATCAAGAATATCTTTATTTCTTTGTAAAAAATTTTTATCTGTTTCTGTTGCTGGAACTAAAATTTCTTTATGAATATATTTATTAAGTTCTTCATTAAAATTATTTACACCCTCTTCAGTATTAAAGTCAAATCTACCAGCTATATCTTGCGCATGCTCTGTTATTTTATCTTTATTTTTGTGTAAATGCACAGCCATAAATTCTTTATTCAAAAACTCATCATTATCACGCAGTATAGTAAATAATTCCCTTGATTCTTCTATTAAACTTTTAGAATTTCTATTATCCTCACCAACAACACCATCAGCTTGTTTTTTAACAAAGTTATCTGCTACTTCACTTATGTTTTCACTTAAGGGGGATATTTCTTCTGGCGGAACTGCCGAAACTGAATTTTCTAATGATTTTAGTAAATCATATCTTGCTGCAATTGATTTTTTTACAATCTTACCATTAGGAAGTTGTATTAAAGGATCATTAATATTTTGTTCTATATCTTCTGTTGTAACACTATCATATGTACCAACATCCGAATCTTCATTTAAAAAATCTCTTTCAAAATTCATAACAAAATCTGATCCATCAGAGTCAGCTTTGTATATGGGATTTTCTAGAGCAAATTTATCCTTTGTTTTTTCTTTTTCTTTATTAACCTCTATAATATCAGAATCTTTCGCAATATTAAAATTAGAATTATTTTTTAAATTATCATCAATTATTTTATCAACATTTTCAGGTCCTAATTCTAGTGATAATTCATCGTAATTTACAACGTCATTTCCAATTTTAAAAGTTTGAGTAGGTCCAATATTAATACCAAGTTTTTTTTGTAATTGTCCATTTGCCATATCTATTAATTTACTTAGTATTTATCATTAAATTCTTCCAAGACGGTGGTGTTTTAGCTTTTTCTGTTTTTGATTTTTTAAATTCTTCTCTTATTTTTTGTTTTCTTTCTTCAGGAACTTGTGACCACTCAGTGTCTTCACCGGTACCATATGTATAATCCCAGTACGCATGCACACCGCTTGCTTTGTCATCAATAGCAGGCTTAGTTTGCTCTGCAACTTTTTCTTGCAGAACTGGACTAAAGTATACATCTTTTAAATATGGTTTTAACATTTCATCAAACATGTCACTAGCGCCTTCTTTAAGTGCATCAAACGCTGTATTAAATTCTTTAGAATTTTTAAAGTAATCTCTCATGCTTGGTTTACCACCAAGGCTATCAACAGCAAAAGATTTTTTACCATCAATAATACCCATTGGATCAGTATCTTGTGCATTAAAAGGCGTATTCATTATAGTCTCAACGGCTTGATCAATTTTAGATTCTGGTACAATACCACCAGTTACTTGCTTAGCAATGTTTGCGGCACTATTAATTAAATCATTATGTTGCCTCATTGCTGGAGCAACAATACTATCCATCATTTGTGAGATTTGATTTTTTGATATTTTATTTTTACCACCAAAGTCAAACACTTTTTTTCCATCTTCAATCATTAATGGAGCTACACCGCTAACAGCGCTGTTAATAATATCTATAACAGATGAATCGTTAGCGTTAGACATTTTATGTATATTTTTCATGTATTCACCAACTTGACTCATAAAAGTATTGTCAGATGGCTTTATACTTTGTATTTTTTTCATAATACCAGTTTTACCATCTTTCGTACCTTGGCTCATGTCTGAGTTACCTGGTAGCGTTTGGTCTATCCTGTCTAACTCAAGATAATCTTGTTTAGCTCCAATAACTTGTTGCTTTTGAGCTTGTTCTATCGTTTGTTCTAAATCTCCATAATTATTAATTGCTGATTGTAGTAGTTTTGTATTTATCATAATTTTTTTATTTAATTTTTTAAGGTCCACCAAGTTTTCCAACTAAACCTTTAAGAAGACCACCACCTAAATCTCCACCAGGCGCTACCATTGAAGACACAGCGCCAATTTGTGCTTGTGTTGCTGCCGCTGTTGCTGCGTCTGCAGCTTGTTTTCTACCCATAGCTGCACCCATTAAACCCTCTTCTTTTTGAGCTGTTGCTCTTTGTGAATATAATTCACCTTGACCTTTTAATTGTTGTATTTGCATACCCTGTTGCGCTGCTGCCATTTGATTTCTTTGTTCTTGTTGAGCTATACTTGCTGATGCTTGTTGTAGATTTTGTGATTGTTGACCAGCCATTGCTTGTGCTAAAGCTGCTATACCGCTACCACCTGCAGCACCACTTAACGCACCCATTGTATTAGCTAAACCTTGCTGCTGTTGTTGAGCTGCAAAATCCGCCGCTTGTGTGTTTACAGTGAGATCTTCCATAGTATTTTGTAATCCAGCATATACGTTTGACGTATCTAAGTTTTCTGTTCTTCTTTTTGCTGCTGTAAACTCCGCATCTGCTAACCTTTGCTCTTCTCTTCTTGCTCCTCTACCAATAAACGTACTACCCAGCTTTAAAGCACCCATGATTGCCATTGGAGCAATGCTATAGTTAACATTAATATCAGGGTTACCTAATAAAAAATATTTTAATAAATCTATTATATATATTAATTCTTCCATTTTTTTTATTTCTAAATATTATAATTACACTTTTTTCTTTTTATTTACTACTAGCAAACATCTCTGAACCAACGGCATACATTTCCGCTGCAACTGTAGCATCATTTTTCATTTCTACCTCAGCATAATAACCAGGTAAATCTGATAAGTTTGCCTTATTATCTTTACTAAACATGATAAAATCATTACTAGTTGGTCTAGTTGTGCCAGTAGCTATAGTAGCTGTTATGGTTGTTGATGTAACAGCTGTAATCGCACCTATTTCAATTGGTGATGATGCTATACCACTTGATATAGTACAATAATACGCAGTATCACCAACTTGTACTGAATCTTGAATATTGTTTGCGAATGTCATTGTTATTGAAGCCATATTTTTTTTTATTTTAAGGTGTTTCTGTTAAAGAAATTGTAAAGCCTAACACTAAGCTAGTTGATACGGTTACGTTTGTATTTAAATCAATTGACCAATTTATTGTTGCTTCATCATTACCATTACCGGTTCCAGGAAATTGAGATGTTGATAATACAGTATCACCAGAATAACTAGTATCACTAAAACCAGACATGTCTGTTTCAGCAGCTACACCAACTGTTATATCTGATGCTGAGTTTCCACTCCAATTACCTCTTAATACAATAGTTCCACTTAATGTTGTGCCTGATGTTGTTCCAACAGCAACTACTTTACCTGTCATTCTACCATAAGAACTTATGTTACCCGTCGCGGCAAGAAGCGTTATTAACACTGAACCGCTACCAGAGCCTGTACCACTAACATCCCAGAAGCTTAAAAACTTATTTGTTTTTAAAACTGATGTTAAATCTACTGTTCCATACTTGTCAATTTCATAATCTGCAGTTACGGTAACAGTTTCATACAATGGCGATGTGGGATTACCAGTGCTTATGCCATCAACAGCTGTTACAACATCTGCTTTTGTAATTTCAACATTTGTTACTTCAAACTCCCAATCATTAGGTGGGCTAAATATTAATTCAGATAAAGCTGGTATAATTTGACTTGATGATAATGTTATTGTTTTACCACTAACAGCTGTAACAGTAACAGGTGAATTAACAAGTTTTTCATCACTAGTTACTACCATGTTAGCAACAATAGCTGGTATCTCTTCTTGTAAAACAACTGTTTTAGAACCATTTACAGCGCTACCAACAATACCTGTAACCTGTTGAAATGTAAAATCACTTGATTCAGGGTCTCTTAATACTAATATCGCATCAGCTGTATTTGGACTAACTTCTCTTGATTTTATAATATGAGACACGGATAAAACATTCTTTTCACTACCAGACGTTGGGGTTGCATTAGCGCCATATGATATAGTATCGCTGGCACTTTGTGTTTTATGTGTACCACTAGCTGAAGCGTCATAAGCCACGTCATAATTTAATATTCTTGTTCCATCTGATTTTGCAACAGCTGGATCATCTTTAGCAAAGGAAGTTAATGTTACATCGCCATATTGATACAATATAACTGGATTTGCAATCTCCTCAAAGTCTGAAGATAATAAACCTGGATTAACAGCAATTACTTCGTATTTATATCTTTTTGATGTTGACATTATACCGTAAGTTTCTGTAACCCTATAACTTGTAAAGCCAGTGCTTGCCGCCCAAGTAATTGTTGTTGGTGTTAAATTCCACGCATCACCATCCCAGTATTTTGGCGCTGAATCTGCAAAGTCTAAATCAGCCTCACTCCACGTTCCTATTGTTCTTTTTAATTGAAATGTAGGTGATGTAGTACCTGTTGTTGCGGATATAGCTATAACTCTAGTATCACCTTCTATTGGAATAGTTGATGCATTATCAGCTTGAATTCCTGTTATTGCTACAACTTCTGTTCTTTCAACCCACTTTCTTTCTGCTTGCGCACCAAAAATTAATACATCACCAGTTCTATTTTCTGCACCATGCTTGTATGTAATAGTAAACGCTCTAGCTGTTGTTATTGTTTGTGATTCACCCTTAACAACCATTGTTGTTGTTGTGTCAGACGTTGCTATTGTATAAGCTGTTTCTGGATCGTTATCTTGTGTAGCTACCGTGCAAGTGGGTAGTTCCTTAAAGTAATGACCACTAGCAGCTGTAAATGTTCTTGTCATTGCTGTTGATGATGCACCTGACGCTGTGGCAGATGATTGATATGTTGATTCAACGCTAGCTGTTGTTGTATTAACTTCGTTTGTAATAAACGTGCCGCTAACTGTATATGTTTTTAAAACACCACCGTTTGCTAAATTTAAATTAACCCCCAGGTTACTATCAGCAGAAGTAGGTAGGTTTGCAAATTCAAGTCTTAATACGCCAGTTGAACTATTCCAATCTGAATCACCTGAATCAACATCAAGAAATGCAGTTACACTCTGCGATGTTATACTTTGACTACTTGGTAATGCATAACCATTATCAGCTGTAAATGTTATCAACAGATCATCAAATGAATTTACATTAAAGCCACTAGCATTATTATATCTTCTTATAACATTACCGTCTAATACCCAATGTGAACTGCCAGCTGTATCTGTAACACTGGCTATAGTTAATCCAGTTTCAGCAGCAACAGTTATTGCAGCTTCGTATCCAGTTACTGACGTATCACCACTTATTGATGACAATTGACCAATACCTTGTACTGAAAATTCTTCTGAATCAAGGTTAGATAATGTTGTGGTATCACCTTTTAAATAATTAAACCACTTACCTTCTTTTTCTTTAAAATCTCGTATTGCACCAGTCGCTTCATTAGTTGTGATTGAATTACAATACCAACCTTTTGTCGCTGTTTCTGTTAAACTGTTTATTTGTGCTGCGGTATAACCTTCAGCAACAAGCTCTTCCATTGTTTCGTTGCCAATAGCTGTACCACTAATTGAACCAGCGTATGTGTATCTTCTCGCATCACTACCCTCGTAATTTAATGTCTTAAAGCCTTTAATTAATTCTGGCGCATCATTTAATAATACTGTTACCCCGGATTGATATTGTGTACCATAAAAATTATTTCTTGTTTCATTATTATGTATCCACATTTCACCATTACTAAACGTGTAGTATTTATTGTTTAACGAGCAACCAGACTCTGGAATAAAAGATTTAAAACTTACCCAACCAGCAACTCTTGGATCATAACTTAATGTGTAATTTGTAGTTCCTTTTAATGTTATATTATACGAGCTTTTACTTTGATTATATGTACCTATAATATTAGTTGCTATAGCTAAGTTGTCTTTAAACCAATCAGCCATACCCTGTGACGATATTGGAAAAACACCATTTGCACCTAATGTGCACACAACACCTCTTGCTTTATCTGCCCAAAACACATTATTCGCATGTGAAACAAAAGACTGTGGAAATTTAGATATACCATATTCACCAGCATAAGGAATTGATTGGCCTAAAACTCTATTTGTTGCTGTTAACTGCTGATTACCCCCAGCTTCAAATAATGCATCTTTATTTGCTAGTATTTTTAAAACTTGATCTTCACAAAACGTTAATAGATCTGATCTTCTACCATGTAACTTTTGAATACTGCCATAATATGGGTTTATATCTTTTGTTATTGGCTCAGCTTGTATAAATTGATTTAATCTATTAATACTACTTGTTGAGTTAAATATACCTGAGAATATTAAACCATTTTGTTTATGTTCTTCTTTATATTGTTCTGCTAATACAGTTGATACCTTTGGTCCTTTGTCTATAAATATAGCATTAAAATCATCACGTAATCTATTTGACTCAACACCATTACCAAATGAATAGCAGTTGTACCAGTCTATAGTTTGTTTTTGACCATGTACTTGACCATCTGATACGGTCACAGTTGTTGAGCTGTTTGATGCAGTTGCTGTAACATCAAAACTATATATACCTTTACTGTCTGTTAATGTTATAGTTCCAGATGTAATAGCTGCGTTTGTATTTTGTGACAATGTAAAAGTGTTGGCATCAGTAACTGACGCTATTGTTGTAGAACTTGCAATACCAGTACCACTAACAGTCATACCTGGTCGTATTATTGGATATGCTCCACTAATTTCATTATACAAGTCAAGATCAATTGATTCTTTTGGCTCTGTCTCCCAAACAGCTGGATTTGTTGTTGATATAACTTCTTCTCCAGGTATTATATTTACTTCTTTTAAATTAATTTGATTTATTCTTCCTGTTAAACCAGAGTCATTTGCATATGCAAAATCATCTGAATAACCATCAGTATCACCTTGAACTTTAAATTTAATAGTATATTTTCTACGCATTGCTGCAGTTTTTCTTCTATCCTTACTATCGTTAACTCTAAACTCATAGCGTATTGAAGAATCTGTTACCTCATAGTTTTTGCTACTTTCTTCACCTGCTACATTGGTAAAACTAAATACTGTACCTTTCTCTGTTATTTTTCCTAAAAACGGATTAAGTGAATCGGCTTTATTATGTGCTCTACCGCCGTGATTATTTTGGTCTTTATCTTTCTCACAACCAATTTTGTCATCTTTATTAGTTTGTTCACATATAGCATTCATGTTGTCTGGTGATCTCCAGTCGTCACCATAGTTAATACCAGCATAATAAAAACTAAACTCATGTGTTGATCCTGATGGATGAAAATTAGTTTGTGCTTTAAACCTATCGGGGTGAAGTAATCCTCTTCCATTTACATTATCTATCCAACCTGCACTTTCAACTTCTCTTTTAGGTGTTTTCCCATCAACGCTCCATTTTGCATCTTTAAATTCATTTTGTATTTCCTTGTATATTGGCATTGTGTCAACTACACTAAATTCAGTATCTAATCCAGGAAAAGAGGTTATAATATTTTTATTTAACTCAGCATCTCTTTTTATTTTTACGAAAAACTTTCCAAAAAATTCTGGTTTATTTACTTTTTTATCTTCAAATAATTCTATTTTTATTGAATCATTAGCCTCTAAATATGTTGCAGCAAGAACGTCTTCATCTTCTTGCATAAACGATCTTAATAAACTTATTCTATAAATTTCTTTTGGATTACCACTACCATTAAACTCTCCAATTGGTCCACCACTTTCTACTTTATATTTTCTTGTTGTACCGCCAGATGTAATAATTCTTATACTAGCATTCGCGGTAAAGCCTTTGGCAAACCTATCATTAAATTCAGGCGTGGGACCTCTTACTTCAAATGTTTTAGTTCCAACGGTTGGTCTATCCGAAGCGTCACTTTTAATTTTACACGTGGCGGTTGCTACTGTTTGCGGTTTTATAGTTAAATATTCTGGTGGTCCATTTTGAATATCAATCACTTTATATTTAGCCGCGTCACTAACAAATTCATCAGAATTATGTCTCTTTTTTAATATTAAATAACTATCTTCACCAACTTTATTTCTTTCACAAGACGGAAATGATAACCATATGTTACCATCTTCTGCTTCATAAAATCTATCTAATGCTAAATTATAATATTCATTAGATGTTTCTTTTACAAAAAACTTATAATGTGTTGCCCACTCAGGAGCTGTATTAGTTAGTTTGCATTTTAAAGAATTAACCTGATTAGCGTGGTTTTTTCCAATTAATTTTGCTGCATTTTTATTTGAAAATACAGGTGTTTCTCTACCGTATGCATCTTTGTATACAACACCAATTTGATATGTTCTTTGTGATTTTAATGATTTAGCAGGTTGGCCAGCTTGTGTTATTGTAACACTGTCAGGTGTTGTCGATCCTATGTGTTTTGATCTTGTAACTTCAGTTTGAATAACAGGTAAGTTTTGCTTTAATATATCATAGTTTTGATAATAATTACCATATATTAATCTATTAGCTGTTACTTCTTGTGCTTTTGCTTTTTTAGGTACATTATCCCAAGGTCTTAATAGCTGATTAGCTTCAACAACGCTACCTATTATTTCAGATTTAACTTCATAACTTAAAGATGGAAACGTTCCATCTGCGTTTTCTTTTAACTCATCTACAACATAAACAAGGTTGTTATTAGATTCTTTGTATAATATATCAATTTGCTCAACATCTGTTGGTCTATCATCTGGTATATTAACAGTTAAACTTCTTAAATTATTCTGTAAAGCTTCGTTAAAACCTGTTTTTGTTTGATATTTAAAGTTTGAAGGAATAAAAGCAACCTCAGAAAATGGTGAATAACATGAATATTCTCCATCTTTATATTTCCATCTATATGCATATCTTACAAATTTATTTTCAAAGAAAGCTTCTTCCTCATCTAATAAAACCTCCCATTGTAAATTACCATCTGGCAAAGTTGTTGGTATAGTTTCAACTGTTACGCCAACTTTACTTACACCTGTTCCAGTGCTATTTAGTAAACCATTAGGAAATTGTCTTACTTTAACTTTTACCTCAAACGTTACGTTATCATCAGGTCGCGTGTAACTTAAAACTAAATTATCACCCTCTTTGTAGTCAGGCTCTCCATTTGTAAATGTTAACTCTATATTTTCACCCTCTGCGGTAACATTCTCGTTATCATCTACAAAATCAAACTTTGTTTCAGCAGGCGTTGTACCAGTACCTACGCCTGATCTTCTTGATGAAGACATTGTTAAAGTTGGAGGATTTAATGGAGATAATTTAGCTACAGTAATATCATTTTCTGTAAAAGCAACGCTATTAAAAGTTGTGTGAGTATTAAAATCTGTAGAACCAGATTTAAATGAAGATATTTTTATTTTTTTAGGCTCTGACTGATTATCTGTCCACAACAACATACCTTCAATAACATTTACACCTGTTATTGGGTAGTCTTCGCTAAAATTTAATATACTATTCTTATCAACAATAACTGGGCTTATTATACCTTCAGTTTCGTTATATTCTGCTATAGTATCAACATTAGTTGAAGTAATAAACCAGTAAATTTTATCATTTTGAGTGTCAACGATTGAACCTATACACTTTGGGTTAGTTAAATCATCAATATAATTTGAACTCCAGTTAGCTGTTACTGTTTTTGTGTTTGGATCATAAGTTTTTCCTAACTTTTTAGTGTTACCTAAAACATTTTGCACAGAACCTACATCAGAACTTTCAGATGTACTAATTTCTATATTTTCAGCGTTTCTATATTCACCGTTAGGAACAAGTCTCTCATCCAGATCCTTGTTCATTTTGCCGGCTCTAAAATGATGTTTTAATTCTGGCATGTCTTATTAATGTTTTATATGTTTCGATTTACCTCTCATTACTTGAGCTAACTCTTCTGATTTTAAATTAGATAATCTTAATTTAGCTTTTCTCATTTCAGCAAATCTTTCTCTTTTATATTGTTGCACTATTACTGGTGGCACATTAGAACTTGTTGCTAATACTGCGTATGCTATATATTTATACATTGCTTCTTCTGCTAGCTTATGTATTCTCATTTCCTCTTCTGTACCTAAGCTATCACTGACATATTTTAAAGTAACAATTTTACTACTTAAGTTAGAACTAAAGAAAATTTTACCTGTTACATCATCAATAAAAAAACTTCCGTTATTCTGTGAAAACTGTGGGTCTAAACCGTATCGTTGCCCTATATTTAATTCTCTAAGATCTTCCCTTGTTTTTCTAGTGTCAGTGGCATCTTCTTCATTGTTGTTTTTGTATTTTTGCCAAGTTTGTGATTCGCTATCAGTTAATAAATCACCTGTCGTTTCATCAAATAAATAATTATAATTTGAATCTTGTAATATCCCTCTTGGATTACTTGTTTTTCTAGCTGGATATATAACGTGTTCTATACCAGTATCACCTTCTGTCCATGTAACCTTAATATAATTTACATAGTCATGTGGTAAAACCATTTGTAATGTTGTGGGTATCTCTATTTCCCAAGATTTTTCTGATCTTAAAATATCATAACTCATTTCAGCTAATCCCCTTTGTGCGTGAAATGAAACTAAGCTTTTAGATACTTTAGGTATAATTCTACCCTCACCAACATACGAAATTAAAAAGTTATTAATCACATCATTTAATTTAACATACTGGTAATTACCATACTCTTCAGCTGTATCAGTTTGTTGAACTAAAATAGTTAATCCATTTTTTGGTGCACCATCAGTTTCTTGTACATCTGAATTATAATCCGTTGCTGTAAATGTTAACGTTGGTGATGAATAACTATAGTTAGAACTAGATATTTGTACACCATTAATAAATACATTAAATTGTGTTTCCACTGTTGGTAATGTACTAAAATAAACTGTTGTTAAATCAAATGTTTTATCGCTACCATCACCGGTAAATGATTGGCTTAAATTATAATACGATTCTTGAGTTTTTGATAATAGTGCCATTTATTTATTGTTTTTCTTGTTGTATTGTTTCTATTTCTTCTTTATCAACTAATTGATATAAGTTAGGATCTTTTATAACTATACCAGCTAACTCTAATATTTTAATTACTAATTTAGTTTCTTCGCTGCTATGTAATTCAAAATCTGTTTTATTATTTGCGTTATATAAAGCTTCTCCATTCACAACTGTATAAGCCCACTCTACCTTAGCAGGTTTGGCAATATAATTACATTGTACGTTTGAGGTAATTGAGGTTGGGTAAATTTGTATTCTTCTTTCTCTATTTGATTGATTATCACCAGCTCCAGAATACCTTACGTAAACAGGTCTAGTTACAACAGGATTTGTTAGAGGTGAATTTAATATGTTGTGAATTTTATTTTGAGCTATTTTATCTATCGATACGTATTTTCCATCACTATCGTAATATAGAACTTCACCCATTCTATAATAATCCGGTAATATTCCTACACCACTACCATTGCTCATATCAACAGCTTGTCTGTATTTTTCAAAATGATCAATTTTTTCATTTAATATACCAAGCATATCTGAATATTTATTTGAGTTTCCTGGTACTCTACTAAATTGATTAACATCGTAAAAATACTGCTCAAATAATTCCATTTGTGCTTGATTTGCTAATAAGTTAAACTCTTGAGGTGTAATATAACCTCTTTGTTCTTTATTAGCAATAGATAATACTCTTTGATATACTGTATCTATACTTACTGCCATAATTATTTTTATTTATCTTGCTTTTTTCTTATCATACCTAGCTGCTTTGGTATCATATTTTTTCATTTTTTTCTCTAGTTTTCCACTTGGATTCATTGAGAATACCTCTTCAGAGTTATCTGTATCTTTTGCAGATTGCTTTAATACATCTTTCCAACGAGTATCTAGTTTTTGTTTTTTCTTTTCTGATTTTTTTATACTCCAATAGTTTGCCATAGTTTTATATTTAATAGTGTAGTCACCCGTATAGAGTGACTACTCTATATAGTGATTATAATTGTTTTTCAATATTTTGGTATATTTCCATACCATCATCTGTTTTAAAGTATGCAGCTAATGCTGAATAAGGATTTTCATCAAAAGGAACAGTCATGATTTTTCTATCATTACTTCCCCAATGAAAAGTTCTATTGTCACTAGAAAGTTTTAGTAATCCAGCTTCAATAGCTTTAATACCAACGTTTCTTAGTTGAACGTTATCATCATTAACTAAATCCATAAACAAACTAGGTTTATTTTTAGCATAAAGCATAACATCTCTTTTTATTTCTTTAGATGTCATGTTGCTTACCTTGTTGCCTTGATCAACTCTAAGTACAGCTTCTGCTATATCAATATCAATATTTTTAGCAGTATTTAAAGCTTCTATTTCTAGTTCAAGATCTACTAGTTCGTCTTTTGCATCTTGAATAGCATCAAACTCATAAAATAATCTATTTCTTTGAGGATGATATAGTGATAACAGCTTTTGTAGTGTTTGTTTTTCTCTTGGTACATTTAATACACCATCAATAAAAGTAACGTGACCTAATCTAGCATCACCTTTAAACTCATCAACAAAAGGTGTTTTTTGATTTTCAGTATATTTCAATTCCCTTTCATGTCCCTTTTCTTCATCAAACCAATAAATTCCTCTACTTTGAACGGTGTAACTTAATGGTGATAAACCATCCCTTAAGTAATATACTCTATCTTTTATTTCCCAATTATCCTTATCAACCTTTGCTATTGCTTTAGGTTCTGTTTTCTTAGGTGTAACTGGAACTTTTTTCATTTCAACTTCTTTTTTAGAAGTTTTGTTTTTTGTTTTTTCCATAATATAATATAATTAAATAGTTAAAAAAAATAAAAGGCTAGGTGCCGAAGCACCTAACTTTTTATAATAATAATGTATTAGTTAAGGATCATGAAGTTATTAGCTCCTTGAACAACTAAACATCTTTCTGATAAATAATGTACTTCCATTGCATCAAGATCAGAAGTGATGTTTCCACCAACTGAACCAGTGATCCAAGTTTTCATTTTTCTATCATCAGTTTGAGAAGCTCTATATCTTACGTGTAAGAAAGGTCTTTTGATATTTTTACCTAAACCTTGATCATAAACGTTTGATACACCAGCTGGGATTATAACCGCTCTCACGTCATCATAATCTCCGTCAACTTGACCTCTTAAAGAAGCATCGTTTAGATATTTCCAGTCAGATTTGTAGAAGTCATAAGAACCTCTTCTGAAACCTGAGAAACCTAAATTTAATGCCATATCCTCATCGTTGTTGAATACCCCATAAGAAGTACCACCTGCACCATAAGAATTTTGAGATGCAAGCATATCATCAATAGCCAAAGATACTGCTCTGTTACAGTATAACATGTTTTCTTCTATTGCACCTTGTCCATCAAACTTTTTAAGGATATTATCAAATGATCCTAAATCGTCTGAAGCACTATTGCCTTTAATACCAGAAGTAACATGACCTCTATCGTTGATAGCTGCGAATAAACCTTCAGTACCAAAATCTGCACCAGCTCCACTTAATTGTGAATCCACTGTAGAAGTACCAGGTACACCAAGTTCACCTTCTAAACATGCCATCTCTAAATAATCAGTGAATCTAGCTCTTGTATCACCTTCAGCTTTCAAATACCATAGGTAACCGTTTTGACCTTCTTCACCTGAAATTTCAACCCAACCAATCGCGGTTGCATCAGAACCACTAACTTCAAATTTATCTTTGATGATAATTGGTTTGTTTACGTGCGTTTTGTGTTGAGGTGTTACTGCGTTACTCATTCCACTATCTCCTTTTTTGAATTCAGATCCATAAACGAAGAAAGAACATGTAGGAGAGCCACCATCATCAGTAGTAACAAATCCAGCTACATCTCCAACTATTGCTACGGAATAAGGTAATGCAGTTAACGTACCTGCTGCTGAATCAGCTACAGAAACGTAACATTTTGTAATAGTGGGGTTAGCTTGACCATCAGATAATACGATAGTTTGACCAACTCTAACTCCGTGATTTGCACAATTGGTGATTGCACCATTGTTATTTACGGACGCACCTGTAACAGATAGATGTAATCTACCTTGCTCTGACCAGATTACTCTGTCAGCACTCATAGGCTCTTCAGCCCCAACTTGTGAAAGGAAACCAGAGATAGTTCTGTTACCGAATACCTCAGCTTCTTTTGCTATAATGTCAGGTAAATACTGTTGTGCCCAACCTTCAGTACTAGATGACGTAAAGTCAATATAGTTACTTGAAAGGGTTTGCTTTTTCGGCGCTGGGGTTGAATTTAAATTCGATCCAGCGGTCGGATTAATTGCTGCCATTTTATTTTAAATTTTAAATGTTTATATTTATTTTCTAATTTTAAATCGGAGTTTGTTAGAATCATCACCACTAATTGCTTTTACTTTGTATCCTCCAACATTTACTTCACCGTGATTTTGTCTCGGTTCCATATCAATGTTTTTAGATTTAGCAACGCTTTCTTTAATTGCGTCAGCCTTGCCTTGTTCATAAAAGTGATTAGCTATAGCATCAGAATTCATAGCTGTAAATAAAGCTTTATGATAACCATCAGCATTATCAATTAAATCATTTTTACCCATAAATTTTTTGGTAAAATTATTAATATTACTTTGTGTTTCCTTTACTTCGTTTACATCTTTAACATTAAATCTGAATTTCTTTTCACCAACATTATATTCAAAACCTTTGAATTTGTCGTTAAAAACATTATTTGTTTTTTCTTTAAAAACAGATCTTTGTTTATTTGCTGCCTTATCAGCTTCTACTTTATCCGTGTTGTATCGATTAAAAAAATCAATAGCTTTTTGTTGCTCAGGAGCCAACTTAGATCCTGACTTGATTTCTTTATAATACTTGGACTTTAACCCGTCCATGTGGTTTTTAGCGTTGGCAACTTGCTCTTTAAACGCTAATTTCTTTCTCTTGACATCTTTAACATCATCTACTTCCTCATCAAAAGAAAAACTATCTTCTATTAAAAAGTTTCTCTCATCTTGAGTTAAGTGAGGTTTTGTTTGTCTATAATATTCATGTAATACAGACGTGTCATCATACTTACTGTAATCTTGATTTAATTTTACATAATCTTCAAGATCACCTCCAGTTTCATTCATAAAGTCTATAACTTTTTGAATGTTTTCTGGTAAGTCTTCACCAGTTTCTTTTGCTTCTTCTACAGCTTCTTCAACTGTTTCTTTAACTTCTTCAACTTTATCTTCAACAACCTCATCAGTCTTTTCTTCTGTAATTTCCTCCAAAACTGGTTGTTCAGTTTCTTCTTTTTTATCTTCAACCTTTTCTTCTTCAACATTTTCTTGTTCCACTTTTTCTTGAACCTCCTCAATAACCTTATCATCTTTTTCTTCTTTAGGTTGGTCTTCTACTTTGTTTTCCACCTTTGGTTCTTCTTTTTCCTCAGGCGTATCAATTGGTTTTGATAAATCAACTTTTATAGGTTCATTATCATAATCAATTCTTTTTAATGAAGGTTTTTTTACTTTTAATTTACCTTCTTTTGTTGCTCCTTTTGTTTCAACATTTTCGTCAGTGGTTTTTTTAGCCACCTCTTCTTTTTTTACTTTTGCCATAATATAATATTATATAATTAATTAAACATAATGTACTTTCGTACAATTTCTTATTTCCCTATGTATGCTATAATCTGCCCAGCGTTTACATCAATTTCAGTATATCTACCATAAATTGTTACGCCAGCTGGAACATCTACATTAGTTTGTGATATTTGAACACCACCTGAACCTTCTAAATTAGTTTCAGATCCTGCAGCTAAATCATTAGCGGCATCTTCAGTGTTAGCATATACTGTAGCTGTTTCTGCAACCAAACCACCAGAACTATCAAAGTCTGTTGCTGTTAATGCTGTAAATGCAATAAACACACATCCTGTCGGAGGTTTAATAGCGTCACTTGAAGCTGTTGTAAAAACAGATCCCATTATTTGACCTGTCCAATCATTTTTTACTATTGCCATTTTACTATTATTTACTTGTTAAACATATTTTACGTTGGTTCAAACATACCTAAATCAAAATCCCCACTTAATATATCATTACTTGTTGACTCAAATCTTTTAGGTGGTTTACCAGTTTTTCTTTGATCAATTAATTCAGATTGTTGAGATGCTTGAATTCTAGTTCTTTCATCTTTACGATCTTCTTTATTTGTTTCTTTTTGTTTTAATGAATCGATTTCCATCTGCCTTAAACGCATGTTAATTTGAAACTCATGATTCATTAAATCTTTTTTCAATTGTGCTTCAGCTTGTAGTTTTTGTAAGTCATTTTGAGCTTCAATACTTTCTAATTGAGCTTTTTGCTGTGTTATTGCTTGATTTTTTTGAACCTCAGCTTGCGCCGCAACTTGTTGAGCTTGAGCGTTTGCTTGTGCTTGAGCTTGTATATTTTGTTGCTGCATTTGTTGATCTAATTGAATCTTCTTTTTTCTTCTTAATTTTAATAAAGAATTTGCAAGTTTTAAATTTTTAACATCACGCACGTCAATAGCATCTTCTAGTTCAATACTATTTTTAGCTAACGCTGCTTGTATATTATTTTCAAGCATTTGTTTTTCTTCTTCATCTGGCGCTAGTTCAATAAATATACCAAAATCATATAAATGTAAATTATGCATTTCTTCTAAACTACCAACATTATGTGAACCAATTGCTTGTATAAAAGCATCTCTAGTTGGTGAATATTCTATAATATCAGCAACTCTCAATGATATACCCTCAGCCATTTGATGTGTTAAGTATAATCCACTTTGTAAAATATGCCTTGTAGCTGTATTGCTATTTGCTGCTGCTATTTTTTGTACACCAACTAAAGCATTTTTATCAGGAGTACTACCGTCTCTTGCTTCATTTAAACCAGTTACATCACGCATCATTTGTAAGTAATAGTTATAAGAACCAATTAATGATTGCATTTTAGCACCACCACTACCACTTTGTATTTCTTGTATAGGTACTTTACCAGGATTACCATCACCATCTTGTGTTAATGATCTACCAATAACACTACCAGTTTGGAAGAACATATTTAAAGCTTCTTGTGGATTATAATTTGTTCCATTACCTAAATCAACCTCCGCTAAACCATCAGCATCTAAGTATACACCATCTGGTACCATCCTTGATAATACTTGTTGTAATTTTAAATGAGTTAATTGTATCATGTCAGCAAAACTAGTCATTCTACTCACTAACGATTCAATTTTTCCTTTATACATTCTTGGCGCACAAAGAGAATAATTCATTTTAACTTTAGTATAATCACTTTTAGGTCTTAGCATATTTTTTGCTAACTCCCATTTTAATAATTTTTTTGTACCAACAACTAAAACACCCTCATATAATACTTCTATTGAACGATCTACTTTTTCAAAATTTGCATCATAAACATCAGCTGGTGGATTAAATGAATCATCTTTAATTAATAATTTAGAAGCACCTGTTGCTGTTTCTTTAATCTTATATACTTCGTTCATATATGTTTTATAATTAAAATATAAAACTTGAACAATATTAGTATCTAATTCATCTTCATAAGCAATACCCACATTACCTACAGAATTTTTCTGTATACCTTGTTGAATTATTTCTTCTAAATCTTCATTCGTTAAATTAGGAAATTGCTTTTTTATTTCATTTACAGGGATATTTTTTACTTCACCAATATAATATATATCATCAAAATAAGGTGATTCAGTATGCGACCAAACTAAATTAGCTGGATCAACATAATCTACAGTAACACCTTCAGATTTAGAAAAATTATTTTTTACAGCTCCAATACCTAAAACTGTTAAATCATAATAAAATCTTCTTTTTGTTAAATCATAATCATTACCTTGAAATATAGTATTAATAGCTTGTTCTTCTGCAACTTCAATAGATTGTTTGTAGGTAAGTTGCATATGTAATTCAAGTTCTTCTTTTGACTCAGGTAATTTTTCTGGATTATTTTCATATAAATTAATACCAAATTGTTCTTGAGAAAAATCATTTAACTCTTTAGTATTCATATCTCTTAATACAGATTCCATATACTTTGTTCTTTTGTCAACACCATATGGATCTTGAGAAAATACCTTTATATCATAACTTCTATCTGCAATACCATTTACAACTATATCTACAAATTTAGGTATAATAGGTACTGGTTTCCAGTCTAAATTTAAATAAGACAAATCACCATTAATAGATAATTCATCTTTATATTTTTGTATTGATTGTTCTCCTCTAGCGTATAATCTTAATTTATGGAAAGTACTTTGATTTGTGTTAAATCTGTGCATGCCAGTATCTTTACCAAACCATTCATTTTCAATTGCTTGAGCAACCTTCA